ATCTGAAACGCAAAGGTTGCGTTTACCGCTGGAGTTCCCGTACTTGTAGCGGCTGTAGCTACAGTAATGTAGAAGGTGTTTGAGTCGTTGTAGGTGATTTGNTACTCACCATTCATCGTAGCCGCTGAAATGCCATTAACAGCGCCAGTAGTNCCAGAGATNGTTACAAAGTCACCTGTTTGAGCGCCGTGAGAAGGGTAATTAACTTGAACCTGCGTAGAGGTGTTTGTGGTCGTGAACGCATTGGTGGCGAGCGTAGGAAGTATGCGTAGTGGCGTAACGTCATAGAACGCGCCACCGGGACCGTTCTGGATGTAGTACTTGAGGTTAGTCCCGACGGCGAGTAAGTTGTAGGCTGATAACGTGACCCAGTTCCAGAGCGCCCGCGCTACCCCCCAAAGCGTACCAGTAGGCGGAACCGATACATCAGTAGTGACCCCTGCGATCTCAGTAGATAGAACACCGCTGTCACTGACCCAGCCCCCCATCTTCTCTGGTTGACCAGAACGGAAGCGGATCTTGTTGCACTCATACCAGCCACCTTCGTTGCCGTAAGAGGTGGTTTCCCTGTTTACGCCGGGATTGAACTGGAGTTTCTGTAGTGGCATAGATGCCTCACATTGAAAGCGCGGTGGCTTTTACTTCGGCAACCCTACGTTCCCAGCCCCTACCAAACGTCGCCCATGTGGACAGCCCTTGCAGGAACTTCAGACGCTGGGCACTGTAGTTGATAATGACGGTGTCTGGTGCTGCCAACAACACAATAGCAAGAGTTTGTGGGCCAATGGAGCCGTCTGCTGTAACACCCAGTGCGGTTTGAAGCCACTGCGAAGCTCTGCGTACCCCGCTATTTACCGCTGCATCAAACACACAGTAGTCAACCCCACGGGGCAGTTGATCCCCTTTGATCCGATCCCAGTACATTTCTTTGTAGAGTGGCGAAACCTTGGCTGGTGTAAGCTCCTTCATCTCTTCTTCGGTTACCTTACGGTCAGTCCAATCTTCCCACACTTCTTGGGTAACTCCAAGGTTTGTTCTCCCTCCCGGATCGCTGGGGTGGTTAACGTAGCCTCCTTCGTGTTTGATGAGGTGGCTGAAGCAAGCATCGAAGTTGGTATTCATTTCTTGTCCTCGTTATCCTTGTTCTCTTTGCCCATCTTGATACCAGCGATGGTTCCAACAAATGCACCGACAATGGTATTGAACGATGGCTGGAGCATTTTGAACAACTCGTTGTTGTCTACGCTGCTGTCAAACAAGCCAACCAAAGACGCCCCGCAGGTAGCTACAAGTACCAAGGCCAACGACAAGCAGCAGATGACGGTGATGTAGTCTGCTATCTTCATTTCTTGTCCTTTTCCTTGCTGCCAATGCTCGATCCAAACCAGAAGTTCAGCATGGTGGCAATGACCGTACCGAGGATGAACCCGAGGATGGTGTCGGCGAACCGGACGTTATTATCTGGAATTACTCCAAACGTAATAAAGCCAATGTAGATCGCCGCACAGACTGACCAGAAGGCTGTCAGGTACATGGTGAACCGCTTGGCAAACACATCTGACTGATTAAGCGCAGCGACCTGCATGGCCCTAGCGTCGGCAGTGTTGGCGTACTCCGCTTTCAGTTTGTCTAAATCAATCTGAGCCAACTTCAAAGCAGCGTCGGGATCAGCAGAAATGGCTTTGGTGACCGCCTCGACGGTATCTGCTACACCCAGCTTAGAAGCAATAGCCGATACAGCCATACCACCCAAGGGGCCAGCAACAGCAGTTGCAAGAGCAGGGGCAACGCTTCCAAGAAGTTTGAGCAGTTCATTCATTACGCCGTCCGTTTCCACATATACACAGTGATGTACGGCTGGTAGTTTAGGTTCGTACCTGCAACGCCCGCAGCGGTAACGGTAGTGGCAGCAGTCGGTGTTACGGAGTTGTTGCCTGTGGTGATTGTGTGGGTGTGGTTAGCGACGGTGTTGGTAAGCCCTACTGTTGCGGCAGTGGTATCACCTGCTAATCTATAGTTCGAGTCCCCGGAATCATCTTTTTGCCGAAATGCTGTTGTACCGGATGTGATATTGCTGCCGCCACTATTAACATCAGACGCAATCCAGTGATTGTGCGACCCTCCCCCCGCAGTGGTTCCCGAGTGCGTGTGGGTTGTATTTGAGAGAGGCGTTGACGCTGTGTGCGTGTGCGAGACAGTTACTGAATCCGCAGAGCCGCCTGTCTCTTCTGCGGCGTCAAACAGTGGGTTTGTACCATCAAAGCCTACAGGAACCCTACCCGCACCGAACGCTATCCAAGTACCAAAACCAAGCAGGGTTGCAGGGTTCGTGTTGTTCGTGGCGTTGAGGTAAACCGAACCAACAGGGTAGAGTACCAGCGCAGCAGCAGCAATCGCCGACTGAACAAACGCCGTAGATGCAAGTTGCAGTGTGTTCGTACCTGCGGTTGCGGTGGGAGCGAGTGGAGTACCGGACATTACCGGAGATGACATCGTGGGGGAGATGAAGTGCGTGTTTTGCTGACGGAAGTTCGTCGCGTCACTCCACACAGTCATCGTAGCCCCGGCAGGGATAGCAACCCCAGTACCCGCTGCCGTTGTATTTCCAATCACCGTGCTGTTGTAGATCGTAGCAACGTAGGCGGTGTCGTTGAAGATCGTGTATTGTTTTGCTACGGGGGGCGCGTAGACCGCAAAAGCCGCAACCGTGGACGTAGTCAACCGAATCATCGCATTGCGAGACTGGTCTGCCGCACCATAAAGCGCGGTAAACGCCTGCGATGAAGTGGTCACCGATACCGTGTTATACCCAGACACCGCAGCTTCAACCAGCGTGCCGATGTTCGTGTTAGTGGAATTGCCCCATGCACCAGCCTGCGTACCAGTAGTAATGAGTTCAAAACGAAGATTTGGTGAGTACGTACTCATGGAGTTCCTTACTTATATGAAGCGTGGTTCTTGTGTAGCGGGTAGAGGTGGAGAGTCAGCGCCGATCCCGTGAAGAATTTCAATAGAACGCGCAAAGTTGTACAACTCCAACTCACTAGGGATGCCCGGAAGACTCTTGATGAGTAGAGAAAGCACTTCAGAATCTACTGGTTTTGCGTCAATCATCTCAGCCCCCGTAATTCAACACCTCACCCATATCACAACGAGTCCACCCAGAAGGGTTTTCTTCTGGGTCATTGATCTGCTGGACTTCTTCCATAAGCCAGTAAGACGCATATACCAGCGTGGACCTTTCAGTCCTCAATTCCTCGCATCTTAGTTTGGCGGGCTCAAAAGTGTCAAAGCACTCGTACTGTCCTGTCGCGGAGTTAAAGACTTGGTAGCAGTCAACTGGGTGGTCAAAGACACCATCCCCATCCAAATCGCAGTTCTCCAACGTATGCACATCCCCACCTTCCGGGCACATGGCTTGAACGTGGAACGTCCACTCCTCCGATGCCATTTGTTCTGCTTGCTTCTGCTGTATAGCGGATACGGCGTCTTGCAAGTTAGTGAATATGGGGAACTCTCCTTCTGAGATGTTCATCCCCTGAAGTATGTACCGTTGTTTCCTAGTAAATTCACCTAGTCTTACAATCGCATCTCCGTTGTAGAGGTATACCCTGCCCCAAGTTGCCCACCATTGTGGGTGCAGTTCCATGTCTGCGTCCTGTTGCAGTTTCTGCACAAATTGGAGGCGTGTCAGCCCGTCATACCCAGAATCAATCAGATGCTGAACAATAGTGGGGCATCCTTGAACCGCAAGTAGTGAATCTTGTGTGATTATCATGACGTTGCTCCGTAGGTAGTACCTGACCCGGAAATGCCTACACTAAAGCCGCTAAAGTCAATCGCCTTGCCACCAGCCGCACCAGCATTTGAGGCAACAACAGTTCCCCCAGTAGTTGTGGCACTTGTTCCAGCGGTATTCGTACCCCCGCCATTACCTGATGAAAAAGGATAAGTAATGGGAGCCCAAGCAACGCCTGTTCCGCCGCTAGCCCCCCAACCACCGCCACCACCTCCGCCAGCGCCACCAGTGTAGTTAGAAGCGCTTCCCCCACCGCCACCACTGCCGCCCAGCCCCCCTTTTGTTTGCCCAATGGCAGTGTTGGTAACTACCCCCGATGCGCTACTGGGGAATATCCTACCGCCCCCACCCCCACCTGATACGAGAGTAGTGCCACCAGAAGAATTAGTTCCGCCTACAGACCCATTACCCCCTAAGCCGCCGGGACTACCGCCACCAGCAAAAATTGGTCCTGTTGTAGAGAAGCCACTACCCCCAATACCGCCCCCTGCCCCAGCCCCACCGCCAGTAGTGATATGCCCGCCACCGCCACCGCCGCCGCCACCAATATAAGAGCCCGCGCCTTTAACGACTGTAGTAGCGAAGCCTATTTTAAGCGCCGTACTACCTACTCCCGGCCCTGCGTAGACTGCGTTTGACCCGTTACTCCCACCACCATTACCACCGCGTCCCATGATGAGACCGTTGTTTGTGAAGGTGAGCACATCTCCAGCAGTTCCGCCGCTAAGTGTGAGGGCGGGAGTCCCTATAATATCGGAGTAAATATAAACATTATTAACAATGACGTTAATGTTTGTAAGTCCCGCCGAATACGTACCAGATGTAGTTTTGGTTAGGTTGGTGGAAGCAAAAGTCGCTACGTTGAGCGTAGCCGGGCCAGTTGAGTTGGCCGTAATTGTTATAGTTACCGTCTGGCGTAAGACTGCCGTAATAGTGCCCACAGAGCCAGTTGCAGTATTACCTGTTATGGCTTTTGCTGTCTGTCTACCGAGCGTGCCAGCACTGCTTGTGGCACTGACAGGAAGAAGCTCGTCGGAGACTTCGTCTATCACTGACGTAATCGACGCCGTTGCGGATGTTCCGGTAAGTGCCTTTCTATTTTCTTCAGTGAACGTGGTTACGCTAGAGGTCGCATTAACCGCCGTGACATCTCTAGTCACTAGCCTAGTAGCAAGGCTCGAAATACTGGCGGTTGCGCTAACCCCCGAGAGCGCCTGCGTGTTGGTGTTTACAGATACGGCCCCAACCGATCCCGGAGTCCCTGTAGCAGAGCGCCCCGTCAACTGCTTTAGAGTTTGTCGAGCGAAGGTCGTCACGGACCCCGTAGCACTGACGGCTGTAGGGGTTACCGTAACAAAGGGCGTAGCAAAAGCAGTGGGCGTACCTGCGCTGCCCGTGGCAGAGACGGCTGATGGGGCATCTTGCTGGACGTTATCGAGATTACCAACGCTTCCCGATATGCTAACGCCAGACAGGGACTTTGGGATTCCGGGTTCTATGTCCCGTACAATCGTCGTACCGCTCACCCCACTGACGGCAATCGTCGTGGGGCGTGTAACTGGAGTCCATGAATCACTCGGCCCAGTATCAATAACCGACCAAGACATCGTGGAACCTTAAGCGATATTGATAAGCGCAGTACCTGCACCGTTCACAGGCATGGTCAGCGTAAACGTGCCAGTGGTGACACTCTGCGAGCCAAAGTTGTGTACGCTGACAGCGCGGTTACCTTGGGTAGAGTTGTACACAAGCAGTGCGTCTGCCGCAGCAAACGTAACAGAAGTCCACTGCAACTGTGCGGATGGGGTCCAGTACGCCGTGGTTCCAGTAACTGCTGGAGGGGTCGCATTGGTGATCGTAGCCCCGCCTGCTGCGTAAGTACCGCTGTTTGCGATCTCGTTGGTTGCGGAATACACCGTAGTGCCCGCACCGAGAGTGCCAACAGCAAGGTAGACAGCGCCTTTGAATACATCAGCGGTGGTTCCTGCGCGGACCACCGTAGTGCCGAAGTTGTGGTAAGCCTGAAGAATCTCAGACTTGAAAGAGGTACACATTGCTTGGGTATTAGCCATTTTTTAGCTCCTTAGATTTCACCAGTAGCGGCTTCACCCGCTACGCCAGCCATACTATAGACATGAGCGTTCTGACGAACGATCTCTCCACTACTCTTGTCCGTATACTTCTCAACAAACTTAATATACGTTGGGGTGATGTCCCATTCCGCTTCATAGACTAGCGAGTCAACGGGGACATTTCCGAGCGACGTATGGATTAAAGGCGTGTCAGTGTTCATGCTATACGAAGTAGTGCAGAGGTTGAAGAGTTTGCGGGGAGTGTAACAGTAAACGTAGTCGTAGAGGTCTTGTCTGCGCCAAAATCAAGAACCGCAATAGACTTACCCGCTTGTGTTACGTTGTAGATCAATGCCCCACGCGCAGTCAATGCAGCGTTAAACACAGGGTTGTCGAAACTGATGTACGCCACATTGTTCGCTGCAAGGACAGTCGCGTTAGTCAGCAAAATGCCGCCCGCTGTATAGCCGACCCCTACAACTTCATTGTCTGTGGTGTATACAGTCGTGTCTGCGTTTAGCGTTGCTTCAGCGGTGTACAGCGCCATCTGAATTGTGTCCGACAAGAGGTTATGAACTGCTTGCGGCAGTTCAACCTTGAAACTTGTCGTCATCGTCTGAGTCAACGCCATCTTAAGTTACCTGCTGACGATATTGACCGGATCTGTACGCATCCTGACGCTCCAGACCATCTCCCAGACGCTTGGCAAGTGCGAGGGCTTCTTTGTATTTGCCTTCGTATGCCTGCATCATGTCCGTCTCACCCTTCATGAAGATGTAAGCCTCGACAAGTGCGCCATAAAGCAAGACGGTATCGAAGTTATCACCCAGCCAAGTCTGTCCACCTACTACTGTGGTGATCGACTCTGGGTAGTAGAAGTAGTGAAGTTCTACGTTGTAGATGATGTCAGGGGTGGGACCGAGGATGAAGACAAGTTCTTTGGCATCCGCAAACGCAGGGCCGAAAAGCGCGTAGCACTTTGGCATACCCGTAGTCTGTGGGAAAGGGTACGCCTCACGGATGAAGTTCACATCCTTGTTCAGCAAGTACGTGTACGACCCTCCTACGGGGTACACCGCCATCGAGTATACCGACAAGAAGTCAAGCGGGCAATCCAAGTACTGATCTTGTGCCGTAGTCTGCCCCACGACATTCTTGCGAAGCGATGGGAACTGCACGCTGTTGTAAATGCGCTGCTCTGCCTGCGTAATGAACGTGTTCATATCCGCCGTAGCAAATTGGTTCTCCGTATAGGAGCTTATCGCATTCACAAGAGCCGTGTAATTCATGCCATCGGACCTCTAGACATCGTACCTTTGGTCGCGCAGCCCGTACCGCGCATCTTGACGCCATCAGTCTTTACACCACCGCAGTCACCCAACGAGACGCCGCTCATTGGTGTCCAATCTTCTTTGCGGGGCATGGTGGGCTTGATGCCGTAGTCGTTAATACCCAGCCGCTTACCAGACATGGTGTGGGGCTCTGCGTAAACACTAGCGGGGCCGACTTCTTTACCGTCTTCTTTTTGACTGTACTTAGCCATGATTCAACCCGTCTTTTGACTAGCAGCGCGAGACAGCCCACGACCAAGACGCATACGGTCCTCGGAGGTGGGGCCACCCTTTTTGAGCTTCAGGGAAGTCTTCTTGCCCCCCGGATGCTTTGCCGCTTCGTGCTGTCCGATCCCTTTGCGGATCATAGCCTTATCTTGCGCCATGTCAGACTTACCGTTTTCCTTAGCCATGTGGCCTCCTTATGTCGTCACTACCGTGACTGTACCAACAATCCCCTGTACAACCAAGTCATTTGGTGTTAGCAAGGTATCGAAACTGCTGGCTCCACCAACCGGATTCCAGCCCCATTGAAACACTCGACTACCTTCGCCCTGAGTCCCGAGGACCGTAAGACCTGATACGTAGTAGCTCTGATCCCGGCGAGGTTCACGTACTGCCTGTGGATCATCTACCGGATACATACCCAGTTGGAGTTGCGGATGATCTGGATCCCAGCACTGTATACACACCAGAATGTTGTAGATCTTGGTCTTTATAACTTCCTTCTTGAGTGCGGTCAGCTTGAACTTTTGTCCACAGCGATCACACATCGCAATCGAGTTCTTACCTGAAGCAAACCTATTGCCCATATCAGTTTATGAACATCTGCCTTGGGACGAGCCGAATCGCTGCCTTCTCGCGGTCCTCAGATGATGCCAGATCCCAAGCTTCGTCGTACTGTGCCTTGAGGGTTTCAAGACGTTGCAACCCATCAGGAAGCTTCAGCGCAAGGTAGTAAGCCAGCCCCGCAACCATGCAGGGGATAAACCGAAACGGTACATCCATCGTGTTGACACCACCGCCAGCATCTTGAATTCTACGAAGATACCAATACACAAAAGTGTAGGGTTGCGAAGCATCTGGGATGGGCCAGACCGTGACGTTGGGGACAGGTGCTTGCCTATTGATGTAGACCTGAATCGGCCTAGCCTGACTCAACTTGTTAGGAATCGTGGCATAGGTGGAAACAGAAATGCGCGTGATCGACAGGTCAGCCTGAGTCGATGAATTCCCTGCCCCAGTACGAATAACGTGTTCAAGCAGATCTACCGTGTCATCCGGGAGATCATACGTCGCAGTACCCGGAACAAGGGTAATAGAAGACTGAGCAACAGTCCACAGGTTAATCCCGCGATTAGCCCAATCAGCAAAAAGCAAATTGAGACTACGCCTTGCAGTCTTGAGATCGTAGCCCGAACGAAGCTCCGCACCACAACGCTCGAAAGCCTCTTCGACCAGATCGGTCAGATCAAGATTGAATGTGGTAGTGCCAGAGGTAGCCATTACTGCAACGAGTTAGTTGAAGACTGTTGAGGTTGCATCAGCCCTGCTAAACCTTGCTGCTGCGAGAACTGCTGCATAGCGTTCGGGGCTGGGCCAAGCATACCGCCTTGTTGCCCCATAGGTGCTTGCTGTTGTTGTGCAAAGTTTTGCGCCCAAGGTGGCATACCACCGCCCTGCGGACCCATCATAGGATTACCTTGCGCTCCGGGCATACCGCCTTTACCACCTGCTGCGCCTTGTTGCATGGGGTTCTGCTGCATCGGACCACCTTGCTGTCCCATCATAGGGCCAAGATAGGGCGGGAAACCGCCTTGTTGCATCGGGTCACCTTGCTTGCCCATCTGCTGCATAGGGTTCTGCTGCATTTGCTGCATAGGGTTTTGCTGCATCGGACCGCCCTGCTTGCCCATTTGCCGCGCCGCTATTGCTTGCTGAATACCGGGGGGTAGTTGGGAGAGCATGGACGGTGACATTGAGCCACCCTGCTTCTGCATTGGGTTCCCCGGTCTCTGCATAGCAGACATACCTGCTCCCGGTCTTTTCATTCCACCAGCACCCATTATTTCATCCCCTTAAGCGTTTGCGCCAAACGCGCACGTTGTCCTAGTTTACCCGGAGCAGAAGCAGCTTTCGCCAACTTCTTAGCGGGGATCGGCTGACCTTCTTTAGCGCCAAGTTGCTTACGTAAAGCCCCCGGCTTCTTGATAGCGTCAGCAATCCAGTTCTTAGCCATTACCTAAACCCCGCTGTTTTCTTAGCAATGTTTTTAGGTTGGGCAACGAACTGCTTGCCCGCCGCCTTACCCGCACGTTTGGCTTTGGTTGTCGCTGCGTACTCAGCAGGAGACAACGACTTGATTGCTGCTTCTGGCAAATAGCGTTCGCCTGTTTTAGACGAAGGCTTCCCCGACTTGGTTGTCCACTTCTGGTCAGTCCAATTCTTAAGGGATTGCTGTGGCGCTTTCAATCTGAGTAGCCCCCACCTTTGGCCTTGTACTTCTTAGCCAGCAACTGAGCTTTCCGCGCTGACCACTGGCCCGCTGCGGTTCCTTGCGTAGCCTGACCCTTGATAGAGTTGAACAGCGACTTCCGCATGGTTGGCTTGGTGTAGTTGCCAGCAGCGTTTACCTTACCACCTTCAGCATACTGCGTGAAGTCAGTATCGTCGCGGCGAGCTTTCTTCTTTGCCCCCGGCATCTTGGAGGGATTGATATCACCCATACCGCGACTAGGTCTCATACCATCCTGCCTTTGGTTTTGCCTCGCTTGGCACACCCGTCAGCACGAGTAACACCGCCCTTAGCCATCTTGGTGCAGCCACCCTTGGCCTTAGTCATAACCTTAGGCTTTGCGGGCGATGACGCAGCAGAAGCAGGGGTAGGAGGTTTTGGAGCCTTTTCCTTGAACGTACCCATAGAACGAGAGGCAGCTTCGTCGTAGGCTTTCCCCATAGCCTCGCGGTCTTTTTCTTCCTTCAACTCCGCAAGTGCGCGTTCTTTTGCTGTATCAGACATGATGTCTCCTTATTAGCAGCTTCCGCCGCTCTTCATTTTGATTTGCTTGGCCTTGGTGCCCCCGTGGGAGATGCAGCCATCAGCAGCCTTGACAAATCCACCGTTCTTGAAAGGCTTGCCGCCCTTCTTGGGATTGCTATTGACTTTGTCTTTGGCATCCATGATCTTTTGCATGAATGCCGGGAGAGGCTTCTTCGTCTTCATGATTGGTCTTTCTTCCGGTTAGTCCACTGACGGACGGTGTCAGTCTCCCAGATTCGGAAGGCTGTCCAAATAATCGTAAACAATGCTGCGATTGACGGTAAAACTTCCACAAGTGTCCCTACTACGGTTATCAAGGACACGGCATCCATCACGTGTTTGGTAGCCTCAAGAGCTTCATCTTTCATCTTAGCACTTCCACGCTCTAAGGCTTTTGTTGATGCGGCTATCGGGGTCATTGGCGGTTTTGGCACTTGTTAGTTTCTTCTTCATACCCGACATCCGGGCACAAAATGAATCTTTGCGTGAACCACCTTCAGGCTGTGGAGCCTTGAGTCCCGGTTTACCGGGGTTTGCCTTGTTGTAAGAAGCGCGGCCTTTGGCGTTTAAGCCACCAGCCTCGCTCTTACCCTCCTTGCGTTGCCATGCAGGAGACTTAGCCATATTACGCCTGTGCCTCTTTCCAGCCCAGTCGCGCCAAAATTGTGGAGCTTGTGGCGGACAATGGAATAGCCACGACGTACAAAATATCCGGGCCATCAGGATAGAAGTTCGATTGCGTAGTCGGTACCGTGCTGGCTGTACCCCCGCCCAAAATTGAGTTACCCAAATCACGTATCCCACTCAAGTCCAGACGGGTAACTCCAGTTGGGTCTGTATAACCAGCGTACACCGACTCACCACCAGTGACAGTCACCGCGTTGGTATTCAGCGCAATTTGCGCCAAAGATGATGTGATGCCGCCCACTTGCTGAACAGGAGCCACAAAACCACTAGAGAACGCGCCGCTGGCAAATCCGTTCAACACAAGGTTTATCAGGAAGCCAGTTCCGGTGGTGAACAGACCCAAAGACTCCAACTCCAACTGCATACGATTGATAATCTCTCGCGCACCTAGAAGCCCTGTTGTGTTGTTGTCCACGGAGGGAGCCACACGAATCGCCATCAACACGCGAGGCGTTGTTGCCGTGGTTGTGATGGCCGTAGTCATGCCGTAGTTGAACACCAGCGACTTGTCGTTGTCGAAGCCACCGTCCATGATTACCGACGAGCCCCAGTGGGACAGCGAAGCTAGTGTGTCAGGTGACGAAAACTCCACCATAGTGGGGGCGGTTGCCGAAAACGTAAACGCTTGAGCTGTGATCTGCCCGCCCAACTGCGCACGGGCAGAAACTACGAACGATGTCGCCGTTTTGGATGAGTATGCAATATGCTCGACAGTACCAGTAGCGCCGGGGTTGCTAATGCGTATCACACCACTCGGGGCAAAACCAGCGGTGGACTGTACGTTAATGATTGTCCCAAAGGTACCAACGCCAAGAGTAGCAGTCAAATACGTTACTGCGCTGATGCCGTTTGATTCGTAGTGCGCGGCCATGTTGCCAGAACGCATGTACGCTTCATACTGCACGTTGTTGTTCGTGAACTGATGGACGTATGTAACCTGACCCTTTGTGGTACGCAGGCCGAAGCGGGAAAAGCCAGCACCGTACCAAGAGTAGTCAATGTAAAACATCTGCATCCGCGTCAGGTCAATCGTGTAACCGGACGGGCCTGTACCATCAAGCGGGTCTGCCCATTGAGACTGTGGTACGCGAGTATCTATTGTCTTGGACATGATAGTCCCGACAATCGTGGAACCCCTATATTCAGGGGTAACTTCCATAGCCGTATCCGACGTAATAGTCACAATTCGGTAGGATTGCCCACGAATCACAACAAAGTCGCCGGGTTTCAGTTGAGAGCTAAACTGGGTTCCTGTGCCCGAGATTACCGTTGAGTTGTTTGTTGCATCAACAACGCCGCTCAGTTGCAACACGCTATTACGCCAAACGGCGTACAGGGTACGGCCATCGTACTCAAAGAAAAGACCGTTTTGTTGGTCGAAGAAACCAATTCGGTTGGACGATCCGTACCACGTACTCGGTGATACGCGAATAGGAAAGCCTGTTGCTGTAGGGACAGATGGAGCCGCCGACATTGTGTACGTCAGGGTGGTCGGCGTGGGGGTGCTGACCACAACAAATGTGCCGTTGTACGGCCCCTGATCACACCCAGTAACGATGATGGTAGCACTCGGTGCTATGTTGTGGATGTACCGAGTTGTCACCGTGGCAGTCGTGCCAACCGCTGTAATGCTGGTCGTAAGCAACGGTGGGTTCAAAGAAGAGCCCGTGGAAAACTGGATGCCCTTGCCAGACTGATACCGGAAGTATCGGCGGGTTTGGCGAATCAGTTGCGAGTTTGGAACAGCAGCCCCGGCTGAAAAAGCCACGCCCCCGTCAAACGGACGAGACTCAACCAACCCTGCTGGACGCGCAAATAACGTCAGGTTGTTGGCCGTGTTACTTAGTGTACCAAACGGGGTGTTGGCCGTGACAAAGGTAGCGGTATTGGACGTTGGAGTGGTGACTACCACCCACGCGCCGTTGGGTGTGTTTGCGACAGTTGTGGACGCCACAGTAATTGCCACGGGAGCGCCGATAGCACCAACGGTCTGCGAAGCGCTCACCGTATAGTTATACCCAATGATCGAAATTGAAGTGACTGTCGATGCCGCGCTCACTGTAAAGGTGGGGGACGTTCCAGACACGATGTATGTACCAGCGGTAACACCTGCACCTGACAGTTGCATACCGATCACAGGGATGGTGCCGCTTACGTATGTCAACGTGGTACCAGCAATCGAACCAACGAATGTCGATGCGTTGACGACGGTAATCGTGGTTCCCGCAGTCACCCCAGCGCCCAGTACTGCGTACCCAGTACGCAGTACCAACCCGGCTGAAGGCACAGCGTTGAAACTAAGCGTAGTGCCCGAAATCCACCCCAATGTAGCGTTAGCGGCAATAGAGGTTACGCCAGTCACATAGATCAACGAACCAGCGCTCAAGCCATGCGAGTTAGCAGAGGTAACCGTGATAGTGGATCCGACGTAAGTGAACGCCGCCACAGACGCGAGGTTGATACCACAGTTAGAGTACAGGTACCCGAGGTACACAAAAGTACGCTCGGTGTTGAATTGGTTACCTACGGGTACGATGCCTTGAGCCGTATAGGTCACAGACACGTTGGTGCTCACAGCCTCAACGTAGTACCAGCCGTTAGCGTTATCAGCGTTGGAGTTCTGTACGTAAATCGGCGTACCAACTACAAAGCCCGACGTATCGGCCATGCTGACAACCACCGTGCGGGTTCCAGCACCAGTCACAGCCGTCACTACACGGGCGGCTTGAGGGATGTAATATAGGCTCTGGCGGTTGTTGGACAGGCCAATAGATTCCCATTTGGTAGGCTGCTGACCATACTCAAAGTCGGTGTCGATCAACGCCGTCGGCTGCGAAATACGCATTTTGCCGACGGGGTCTTGCGCGTTAGGCGCAGGATTTACATACGGAGACACAGCCCCCGAAGAGTTAGTGCCTGTGATAGGCAAAGATTTGTTCGAGTTCGCGTCTACTACGGTCCATCCAGACATGACAGCCCCTTAAATTACAAGAAGGGGGCCGAAGCCCCCGTAACCAAATTAGGCGGATGCTGGGTTAGCAGAACCGTCAGAGCCACGCACGATGTACGCAATGGAGAACACACCAGCGCCAGTACCGGGCGTGACGCTGGTTTGCGTGAACGATACCACCGCATCAACAGCACCCACGTTAGCAACCAAGCCGGGGTTAGACGTTGCCAATGGGATGGCAGTCAGGCCAGTCGTAGTGAACGCACTAACTGCCGTTGCAGCAGAGATGGCGTTGCCGTTGACATAGATTTGCATCGACGGCGTAGTCGTTGCATACGCGGTGGTAACGATGTACTGCACGTTCTGAATAGAAGCGCCAGCAGGGAGCACGGCCAGAACGGTGTTGGCAGTAATGTCTGCATTAGAGACGGTCTTAAACTGTGCAGCAGGGCAAGCGCCCACGTTACGAACCTGACCAGCCGCAGCGCCTGCAACGGTAGTTGGGCCAACGGTATCTTTAACCGTGCCGAGCAGCCAAGGGCCAAGGTGAGTTGCGAATCCCATGATATTTCCTCATTTGCGGCTTGCTGTCTTGAGGGGAGTCTGCCAAGTCAGTCAACAAGCCAAGTAGTCTTGGTATTAGGGTTGTACCACAAGTCTTTCTCTTGTGCAAATAAAAAGGGGGTAGGCTTGTGACCTACCCCCTCCAGCCGGGAACCCCCAACCCTAACTAGCTATCAGGTCGATCCGGGCGAACCGAACATACCCAACGGATCAGACCAGCCGAAGCTGTAACGCTCGCGGGCCTTGTAACGGACGTTGCCCGTATCGAAGTCACCGTCCATCGAGTTCGTCAAAGGCATACGCTCGAAGTGCTTCATGCCGTTAGGAACGTCAGTGGTCAAATACCAGCCGTTCGAGTCGGTCAAGAAGTTGTTAACAGCGTAACCTTCTGGGATCGAACCGTTGTTCTTGATGGCGTTGACATCGTTGTCAGTCGTACCAACACGGAGGCTGGTTTCCAACAGACGGGTAGCAACGAACATCAGAGCAGGCGGAATGATCAGCTTGCGGGGCTTGGCGGCAATCAGCAGACCACGCTCATCGGTCCATGCAGCGATTTGAATCACAGCATTTTCCAGCGAGGTCTCGTTCAGGTCAGCGTTGGTCGAAGGACGGTTGCTGTTGGTAGCGCCGTTCACCAGTGGGTGAGCAGTACTGAACAGAGCAACACCGTCACCACCCAAGTATGCGTTGCTGAAACCGTTGTTCAGAACAGAAGCAGCCTTGACTTGCTTGGTGTATGCCATAGCGCGAGCAAGAGCCTTGGTATAACGAGCCGAGAGGCTGTCATACAGGTTATCTTCCACAGCTTCTTCCGTGATGGAGAAGCCCAGAGCGATGGTTTCGTGGTTGTAACGAGCGGTGAAAGCTTCCTGTCCATTGTCATAAGCAATGGCAGAGCCTTCATTTTTCACCGGAGCGGCAGAGAAACCGGACAGCTTGGTTTCTTCTTCAAAGGAACGCTCGGATTTTTCAACCGTATACAGTTCCTTGTGTTGTTCGCCGTAGCGGGCATACTCCAAACCAAACAGCGCGTTCAGGCCGGGGAGGAGTTCTTTGAGTAGCTGGGCACGAGAAATAGCCATTTTAGATTACTCCTTAGACGGCGGTGGAACTGTAATAACCATGCACAAGCAGGTTCACCTTGACCAGAATTTCTGGATACACGGTGTACACAATGGTTGCGCCACTTGGGATATTGGCGTTAGCGCCAAGGATCACAGGCTGCTGGTTGAGGGTTTGCGTTGCTGCGCCCGCTGCGGCGGCGGAGGTCAGGAACATGCCCGTCTCGATGATTTGGCCGTTGGCTGCGACGTATGACACGTTGGTACCAATCGGCAGAGCGGCGGGTGCAACTGCGTTAACCGTAGTGGTGCTGGAAGCCGCAGTAGCGACAGCGCTGTACGAGTAAGCAGTATCAGAGACAAGACCAACACAACGCAATGGCAGGATGGTCGTCACTGGGGTAGCCACAGGAGCCAACACAGCGTTCGCTGAATTGCCCGAGGTAGCGTTGCCCGTGTTGTCGATCATCGACAGGTTTGCGCCGACCATGCCCCTAGCGCCCGAAGCGAGAACCGTAGTAGCAGAGCAAACAGCAGCCTTGAAGACCGTGTCTGGATCGTCGCAAACGATAGCAACAGCGTCACCAGCCAGCGTCGATGCAGGCCAGAATTGGCTAAACGTCTTCTGCTTGGTGACTGGGTTGGTGAACGAGCAACCAAGGAACACGCCAGTAACTTGGTTACTAGCCGTACCAGTGGTAATAGCTACTCGCTGGATAAACCCGCCCGGAGCTGATGCGGAAGCATATGCGGTCAGTTTAACGAAGTCACCGTAGAAGATGTTCGTGTTGTAGCCGTATTGAATAGGCAATTCGCGGGTGGAGCCCGCGAATACCTGCCCACCGATCAAATTTTGCGGAAGTAGCCCGTAGGGGGCCGCAATAACTGGATAAGCCATTTAAGACTCCTTATTTAGTACCTGAACCAAACCCCGCGCCGCGAGTCACTGCTGACTTGCGCTCCGCAAACAGCGGCATACGGGGGTCATTTTGTCGAAGGAAATTGTTATCTACAGATTCAGCCTGCTGCTTATTGACATTGTCGTAATACTCTGTCATTGCAGCGAGCTTCTCTTCGGGCATCCTGCACAGCAATAGCCCACCAATCTCGACGTTGCCAGAAACATTACCTTGGATCATCAACTCAGGATGGTCCACAGCTTTGACTGGCTCCCAGCCATCACGCATCTTGCGCGAGACGTTGGTCGGATCGGATTGACCCAAAATATGAGTCGCAATATAGCGAAACGCAACGCCCGCTTGCGGGGTTGGATCGGGGAGAGCACTCGAAGGCTTATAGACGTAACGAGTGGTTTTTTCACGGGTTTCAAGTTCACGGGGGGTGCGGGTTTCAGCCATTTTGATTCTCCAATTTAGCGACTTCGATAGCGTACTGTTGAGGGGTCAGACCGTATTTCTTTGCTAACGCAAGTTGCGTAGTAGTAAGAGTCACTTTCTTTGGACCCGACGAACGTGTTGCAGATGCGACTACCGATGCTGGCTTGGAAGACTTTACCTTTCCGAACACCTCAGGGAAAGTCGAGTGCAACCTCGAATCAATCTTGCTGAAATACTCATCACTGGTTGGGTCCACGCCCGTGTTCACTAGTTTTTGATGCAGCCCTAGTGAGAAGCTGGTTAGTTCTTCGTACCCCGGACTTCCAAACCACTGGTTTTTGTGCAGCCAGCGCTGAGTCTTTTGGTCTGGTTGAGTCGGTTGGGGTACAGACTGACGAGGTTGTACCTCAGTTTCGTCTATCTGTAAAGCGGCTGGATTGAATTTCTTCGCTTCTTCCAGTTTCCACTTAGCGTCAGTGAGGGCTTCTTGGGCTGCGATGATGCCGTCAGTGTCGAAAGCTTCTTGTGCTTCCTTGTACTGTTTGCGGGCCATTACCAACTCAGCTTCTGCCGCCGACTTGATAGTCGAGACATAGTGCTGCGTGCCGTCATTCACATACCGCTTGAGATTCTTGTTCTCGTCGATGAGATGCTGTGCGAGTTTCTCAAGCTCTTCACGCTCACGTTGAACAGACTCTTTGGCCCGACGCTCATCGTGGCGGGCATGGGTCAACTCCTTGATACGGCTCTTGACCTTATCAGAGTAGTTTTCAATTTCTTCATCCGTAGGATCTTCAACATCCCGATCAAGTGGCTTGCGGCCACGATCTTGTTCAGGCGTGTCGTCAACGATCTCAATTTCTACCTCTGACGAGTCGCTGTTGATAACAACTTCGTTGTCGTCCTGCTCATCAGGAAACTTGTATGGCTCCATACTTACTCCTTAAGCGCGGCTGATGCCACGGGGGTCTTCCACGATACCTTCCACCTGATCGTCATTGATCATGCGGAATTCCTTGCCGAATACCTTGAATCGCGTACCTGAATAGGCGCGGACAAGCACGAAGTCACCTTGCTTACACCAAGGCGTCTCACCGAACTTATCTTTGTCTTGGTAGGCTTGCGGACCCATCTTTGCGACAAACAGTACTGTGGTGGCGTGTTCCTCTTGCCGCAGCGATGCGGTAGCCTTGATCAAGTCGAGGTCAGTGCCCTCAAGTTTGTCAGAGACATCGGGGACCATGCACAGGATGCGCCAACCAGTAGGTTCTGGGAGCGACTTACCCCTCTCTTCGATAGGAATGTGCTCTTCTGGAGTTTCAAGCGGTCTGATTTTAGGCGGCAAGACGAGGCCGGGAGGCAGAATGAGATCACTCATCGGATTCTTCAACTTTCTTAGCAAGGGCTAGTAGGTAAGACTCTGCAAGGGCTAGCCCTTGAATCACCCCGCAGAGTTTTTGGTACTCATCAAACGACTTGCAAATACCCGTTGCGATGTCGTCCGTATAGTTGTTCATGTCCGTGCGTATTTGGTCGCGCAATACACGTGCGAAGTCGTGGATCATGATTTACCTTGTGGTTTGTTTTGCTGTGCCCGAGCCTGCGCAGCGGCCTGCGCCTTACTCTTAGCAATGTCGATACCCATGCGTACACCGTCACGCTCTTGGTCTGCCGCCAGACGCGACTGGTCTTGGCTGCTCTTCATCTGGGCTTGCATAGCGCCAAGCTGGATGGTCCCCTCGGCTTGCATCTTCTTGATCTCGATCTCATCGGCTCTGGCCGAAGCATCAACTTGCATCTTCTTCTCAGCCAGTTGAGCCTGCATCATCTTGATCTGCATTTCTTGCTGCGAGATCTGCATCTTCATTTGAGCTTCTTGCTGCTTGATCTGCACTTCTTGCTGGCGGATCTGAAGTTCTTGCTGCTGCATCTGCACAATCGGATCTTGTTGTGCCTGTTGAGCTTGCTCCTGTGCTTGCTCTTG